ACAAAATAAAAATTTTCTTCGAGCATTTCCAGGCATTGCCGACATGGTTTACAAATTTATGGATTCTTGTCGTGGCGAGCGTTTTTGGTATAAAGGGAACTCAAATTTTCAGGAACGGTAAAAAATAATGGCTAAAGATTGGATTAAAGGCGCAATTAAAAGACCGGGAGCATTTACAAAGAAAGCTAAAGACGCAGGAATGTCTGTTAGTAAATATGCAAATAAAGTTTTAAAGAAAGATAGTAAAGCTGATACTAGAACTAAAAAGCAAGCATCACTTGCAAAAACTTTAAGAAGTTTTCATGCAGATGGTGGCTTAACTAAAGTAGGTGGTTATAAGCCTGTTTTAGGAAACAATAGATTTGGTTATCCAAGTGGTGGGGTACCAGTTAAAAAAGGTGGAAAAGTATAATGGAAGGAATGCATTTACTTTTTAAGTTACAGAAAGAAATTAAAACTGTTCAAGATAATTTGTCAGGTGTTCTGTTAAATGGACAGGTTGACAAATGGGAAAAATATCAATATATGGTAGGACAGCTAAAAGCGTATCAAATAGTATTACAGGAAATCTCTAACCTGCTAAAAGATAAGGAGCATGAAAATGAAAACACAACCGACAATATCCACACCCTCAAGCCAAAAGATTAAATTACCTGATACATCTTTGGTGGGTTTAAAAAAATCAGAAGAACCAAAAGAAATTACGAGCGCAAGCTCAAAACTACCTCAACCAACTGGTTGGAGACTTTTAGTTTTACCATTTAAAATGGATGAAAAAACTAAAGGCGGATTAATTATGAATGAATCTACATTAGAGCGACAACAGGTAGGCTCACAGGTAGGAAACGTTTTAGCTATGGGACCAGAAGCTTACACAGGTAAGCGCTTTGCAAATTCTGGACCGTGGTGTAAAAAAGGAGACTGGGTAGTGTTCGCACGATACGCAGGCTCTAGAATACAAATAGAAGGTGGAGAAGTGCGTTTGCTAAATGACGATGAAGTTTTAGCAACAGTCGAGGATCCAATGGATATCTTGCATCAATACTAAATATAAGGAGAAACTAAACTATGCCAAACGTAGAAAAAGAAAAGGATAAGATCATAGACTTACCAACAGATGGTCCAGGAGCCGAAGTTACATTACCAGAAGAAACGGTAAAAACTGATATTGACGTTCCTGAAAAAAAACCCGAGGGAGAAGTAGAAATTAAAGAGACTCCTCCTCAAGAAGAAAAACCTTCCGAATTAATTACGGAAGAAGAACCTAAAAAAGAAGAACCTAAAAAAGAATTAGAAGAGTATAGCGAAGGAGTTAAGAAAAGAATTGCTAAACTTACTAAACGTATGCGTGAATCAGAACGTCAAAGGGACGAGGCTACGAAATACGCAAGAACAATTCTTCAAGATAACACGAGTCTTAAAAGTAGACTATCTAAATTAGATACAGGTTATGTATCTGAAATGGAGAATAGAATTTCATCTTCCCTTAGTGCAGCTCAAGCTAAATTAGCTGCGGCAAGAGAAGAAGGAAGTATAGCCAAAGAAGTAGAAGCCCAAAAGGAAATTGCTAAACTAGGTTATGAAGAAGCACGATTAGCTGAAATGAAGACGAGACAGGCTGATGGTGCAAAAAAAGAGGAAAGTGTATTAAAACAACCAACTAATATTCAACAAGATCTTCAGCCGTCTCAAAGACCAAAACCTGATGCAAGAGCAACAGAATGGGCAGAAAACAACAACTGGTTTGGTAAAGACAGTGCCATGACCTACACAGCGTTTGATTTGCACAAAACATTGGTCGAAGATGAGGGTTACGACCCACAATCTGAAGATTATTATGGAGAACTCGATAGAAGAATAAAGCTTGAGTTTCCCCATAAATTTGGTAAGAGTATAGAACAATCGACTAAGCCGACTCAAACAGTAGCATCTGCTACGCGAGCCGTAAATAAAGCTGGTCGCAAAACTGTGAAACTCACATCATCGCAGGTAGCAATTGCTAAAAAATTGAATGTGCCACTTGAAGAATATGCTAAACAATTAAGTAACGTAGAGGAGTAGAAGCATGAAAAAAAACAAAACTAAAGTGACTGAAACTGCGGAAGCAGTAGAGGTTAAAGAAGACTCTCGCGCATCCACAACTAGAGAAGCTACAAAGCGTCCTGTTGAATGGAAAGAACCAAATGCTTTGGATTCACCCCCTGCGCCGGATGGATTTCGACACAGATGGATAAGAGCCGAAAGCTTAGGATTCGATGACACTAAAAATATTGCTGGTAAGTTAAGATCAGGATATGAATTAGTTAGAGCAGACGAATATGAAGCACAGGGTTATCCAGTCGTTGCAACTGGCAAACACAAGGGAATAATCGGAGTAGGAGGTCTGTTGCTGGCCAGAATACCTAATGAGATCGCCGACGCACGAAGTCGTTTTTATAGCCAAAAAGCTCAAGAGCGAAACGATGCAGTCAAGAACGATCTGCTGAAGGATCAGCACCCGAGTATGCCTATCAGTTATGATAGTAGCAGTACTCGTAGCAAATCTTTCGGTGGTAAGTAAAAGTTTTTTAACAATTACGACCAACGGAAATAATTAACCGTGACTGGAGGTCCGCAAGGACAGGTCACTAACGGAGGAAACAACTATGGCAAATCAAGACGCCGCTTTCGGTCTAAGACCGTTAAAGACTGTTGGTCAACAAGATGATTCCACTGGAATGGGACAACATTGGATAGACGCTGCAGAAGCTAGTGTTATGTATCAAGGTTCTCTAGTAAGCTCACCAGCTACTGGAACTGGATACATCGATATCGCTGGTTTAACTGATGTCTTAAATGTTGGAGCATTTTGGGGATGTTTCTATGATGATCCGACTACAAGAAAACCTACGTTCAAAAACTACTACCCTGGAGGAATAACTCCTCCTCAGAGTCAAGATATCGAAGCTTTTGTTTATGACAGCCCGTATCAGATGTTTGAAATTCAATCAGCTGCTACAGGTGCTTCTGCTCAGGCAGACATCTACAAATGTTGCGATCTTGCTTCTAACGCGGGAAGTACTTCGAACGGAGTATCAAGCGCTGAATCTGCAGACACTTTTGCAGCAGGTCCAGCCCAACTTAAAGTTCTAGGAGTTTCTAGAGATCCAAAAAATAACGAGATAGGTTCAGCTAATGTAAATTGGCGTGTTCAGATCTGTGAACATTTATTTGGTTCTGGAAGCGCCGGAGCAGCCAACTAATAGGGAAGGAGATTAAATTATGGCAATATCACGACAACAACTAGTTAAAGAACTAGAGCCAGGTTTGAACGCCCTGTTCGGCTTGGAATATAAAAGATATGATTCAGAGCATGAAGAAGTTTATGCAAAAGAATCTTCTGACAGAGCTTTTGAAGAAGAAGTAATGTTATCTGGCTTTGCTAATGCATATGTTAAACCTGAGGGTTCAGCTGTTGCATTTGACAACGCACAAGAAACATTTACTGCAAGATATACTAATGAAACAGTAGCTCTTGCATTCGCTTTAACTGAAGAAGCTATGGAAGACAACCTGTATGACAGACTTGCGTCTCGTTATACAAAAGCACTAGCAAGATCAATGGCTAACGCTAAACAGATCAAGGCAGCAACACCTTTGAACCAAGGACTACCGTCAGTAGCGGCAGCTTCTTCGTTTCAATCAGGTGACAATGTTAACTTGTTCAGCACAGCGCACCCAACGATTGCTGGTTCTTTCCAAAACACGTTAACAACTCAGGCAGACCTTAACGAAACTTCATTGGAGCAAGCTTTAATAGACATTGCAGCAATGACAGATGAGAGAGGGTTAAAAATTGCAGCTAGAGGAATGAAAATGATCGTTCCACCTGAAAATCAATTTAATTCTGACAGATTGTTAAAATCTCAAGGAAGAACTGGTACTGCAGATAATGATATCAATGCAATCAAAAACATGGGAATGATCCCTGAAGGTTACAGAGTAAATCATTATTTAACAGATACTGATTCTTGGTATATCATCACTGATGTGCCGAATGGGATGAAGTACTTTGAAAGATTACCTATCCAAACTAAAATGGAAGGTGATTTCTCAACTGGAAACGTGAGATACAAAGCTAGAGAAAGATACGTCTTCGGATGTTCTGACCCTAGAGGTATCTTCGGAGTTGAAGGTAACTAATCAATAAATTAAGAGGCCGCCTAAAAACGGCCTCTTTCTTAACTATAACAGGTGTGATCATGAAAAAATTCCTAGTAAATATCAATGCGTATCAATACCACGCTAAATTTGAAGTTTCAGCTGAAGATAGCGTGGAATCTATTGAACAATCTATTGTTGACAAACTGGGAGAAAAAGTTGTAAAATGGGATTATCTTGGAGAAATGATGGATCCCAGGATTAAACGAATAACCTATGAGGAGGTTGTTGATGGTACAAGAAATGTACAAACAAAAAAGGTCCTTGGAGTTGAAGTGGCAGTTGGAGTATGAGCAAAGTGGTAAATATACTCTTAATATGGTCCAAATTGATAATGCTATTAAAAGCACTATCAATGAGATCAAACTCGAAGAGGCTAAAATTGCAGATAGAGAAAATGCAATTGTTAATGCTGCCCCCGAAGTTTCTGTGGCTACTTAGATAAACGCCACATCGCTGAAATCGTACATTTCCTGTAGGATCGCTTGCACTCTACTCAAATCTAATATATAAATTATTCACTATACAATTAAAAATGATATGTAGACGCGTATAGTCGACGGCCTAGAGACTATATATCAGAAACTAGGAGGATAAAATTATGGCAAGAACAAACTTTTCTGGACCTATCAATGAAGGTAATGTCCAGCAAAACAATCAAAGCTCGACAACAACTTACAAACCGGGCTTAACAAGAAACGTAGGATTCGTTCAAGCAGGTCAATCTTTTTGGCTTGATCACAACGCATTTACGGTAACGGGTGCAGGGGTTGCTAATCTAGCAGCGGCAGCACAACCAACAGATGGTAATATGGTTTTAACTGGTGATGCAGCTACAATCGGAACTACTATCTTACCAGCTATTAATGGTTATGGTGGAGCAGCGCAGATTACAATTACTTCTGCAGGAGACGATCGTAACAATGAAATGGTTTTAACAGGAACTGATATTTACGGTTTACCGCAAACAGAAACTGTTCAACCTATGGCTAATGCTACTACGGTACAATCTACTAAAACTTTTGCAACTCTTACAAGTGCACAAGTTAACTTAACATCTAGTGGAGCGGCTCAGCAACCAGCTGGAAACGTTTCTCTTGGTGTTTTAGCAACAGATAAAATGACTGTACTTTTACAATCAACTTACAATGGTTTTCCAGGAGTTGGTTTTGGTACTGCAGGTTATCAACCAAGTGGAACTTATGGTTCAACTGTCCAAAGTAACTTAGCAAACAATATTGTAATTCCGAGAAACTCGAGAATTACGAATATTTCGTTAATTACTGTTGAAGACCCAGGTCAGACAGCAGCGTTTGAATTTGGAGCTAACATCGGTCAATCAAGCACAACTAATACACACGACCTAAACTACTTTACAACTACATCAGCTAGTTTAAGAGCAGTTGGTCAGTATAATTTAGGTGGAGCTGGGGGAGCTGGTGGTTTAGTTCCTGATCATGCTAATTGTATGAACACTTCATATGGAGACACTAATCCATATGCAGCTGATAAATTAGTAACAGTTACATGTGACTTTGGTGCAGCTATCACTGCAGGTGAGTGGATGATTAATTTCACTTACTTACAAGGTGTTAACGGTACTAACTAATAAGTTTTAACTAAGGCCCTTCGGGGCCTTAGTATAAAATAAGAGGAGAAAAAATTATGAGTAATGTAACAGCGATAAAGTCACTTTATATGGCGCCTTTAAGTGCTAGTACAAATAATGTATCAGCGAATGCAACAACTGCAGGAACAACACCTCTAACTTTAGCATCTACAGCCGCGGGCTTTGCTGAATGGGGTAACGTAGCAGCTACATTAAAATTTACATCAGGGAGTGCTACAACAAATGCTATTGTGTTTACAATTGTCGGCACAGATAAAGATGGAAAAGCTGTAACTCACGAACACACGGGTCCAGGAGGAAGTTCAAATAATGATACAAGTATTACTTTTACTTCAGTCACAAGTATTTCAAAACCGTCAACTTCTACAAGTTTATCTGTAGGTACAAACGCTTCAGGCGCAGGTCCTATTTTTGCTGGTAGAACAAGATTAAGAGGAATGCACGTCCATGCGGGTGCAGGCGCAGTAGGGTTAATTGTGAGAGACGCATCCACTACAGGAACAATCGGTTTGCATTTGGGAATTCCGGCAGGAGCTACACTTCAAACAGATCCGTATATTCCAGATAATGGAATTTTATATCCTAATGGTGCGTATACTGATGTCACAGGATTGGGTTCGGCTACATTCTTCTACGATGGATAGGAGGGTAAATGGCAAACACTACTTCAGGTACTACAACATTTGATAAGAACCTTTTTATTGATGATATTATAGAAGAGGCTTATGAAAGATGTGGACTTAGAGGAGTTGCTGGTTACCAGCTAAAAACTGCTCGTAGATCTTTAAATATTCTTTTTCAAGAATGGGCTAACAGAGGAATACATCTTTGGCAAATTGCTGATGGTTACTGTACGCTCGTTGCTAATACCAATCAATACATTGCATACCGTTCGAGTGCCGATGGAACATCTACATTATTAGATAATGCAGGTGCTCAATTATTTGGTGTGGATGATGTTTTTGAAGCTTCATATAGAAACAACGCTGGGACTACTAGTCAATCAGATAGTCCATTAACTAAAATTTCAAGATCAACATATTCTTCTCTGTCTAATAAATTAGCTACAGGCCAACCTTCTCAATACTGGGTTCAAAGATTTATAGATAGAGTTACAATTACTTTATACACAACTCCAAGCTCAAGTCAGGCTGGAGACAGAGTTTTCTTTTACTACATGAAAAGAATAGATGATGTTGGGGATTATACAAATGCAACCGACGTTCCTTATTATTATGTTCCATGTATGTGCGCGGGCTTAGCTTATTATTTAAGTATGAAATATGCACCGGATAGAACACAAAATTTAAAATTACTTTACGAAGATGAATTATTAAGAGCGGAGGCAGCGGATGGTTCGGAAGCAAGTACTTACATTACACCGAAAACGTACTATCCTAGTATTTAATTATGGCTCGTTTTGCAAAAGGAAAATTTGCTTTAGCAGTTTCTGATATTAGCGGACAATCATTTCCATGGAATGAAATGGTTACCCAATGGAATGGACTATTTGTACACTATTCTGAATTTGAATCTAAACAACCTCAACTAGATCCAAAACCAAGCGCAGCGGATCCAACAGCTTTACCTACAACAAGACCACAACAACCCCCTTCAGATGCTTTAAGGTTTTTAAGTTTTAATCCTATTACAACTTTTGCAGCGGGAAGCCCTATAGTAAATGTTTTTGAGGAAAATCATGGAAGAAATCATGCGAGTTATGTTAGATTTAGAGGACCACCAGGAATTGCAGGTGCATTTAATAATATAGCTACTATTGATGGAATCACGGGAGCTCAAATTTGTGATGCTTCAGGACATAAACTTATTCCTGGAATATGGACAAGTACTACAACTACGCTGGTTGGAACGATTAATGCTACTCAAACCACTGGAATAACTTTAACAAGTTCTACTGGATTTGAAGTAGAAAGTCCTCGGACTCCAGGAAATGTTAATTTTTTTTCAGATGGAACACCTATTAATGCAATAATTATTGCAGCAGAATTAATTGCTTATACTGGTATTACTAATAACGTATTAGATGGTGTGGTAAGAGGATCTTTTTCTTCTACTGCTACAGCACATACTGCGGGCGACGCCATTAGATGTCTTCCAGATCCATTAAATAATTATAGGGTGGATACTTCCGATCAAGGTGGAACTGATACAGCAACCACTGGACAAATCGCTGGAGGAGGATATAATACATCCTCAGGACCAGTAACATTAAAAACGATAGGACCACAATAATATGGCATTTGTAGACGACGGATTCACATACGCAACTTTGACAACAGCAATTCAAAATTACTGTGAAGTAGATACTTCTGTGTTTACAGCTACTATTACAGATCAGTTTATTGGAAATGCAAGTTTAAGGTGCTTAAGAGATTTAAATATAGATGCGTATAGAGCGTCACAAGTAGGGTCACTGGTAGTTGGACAACAATATATTAATGCTCCTGCAGGATGCTTGTTTGTAAGATCTATTCAAGTGACTGAAGATGATACGACTCCTGATACTACTCAGTACTTAGAAAAAAGAGATGTTACTTTTATAAATGAATATAATAAATTTACAGACACAAGTTCTGGAAGAGGTATTCCAAAATATTATGCAATGTTTGGAGGAACTACTACAATGACAGGGGCTACAGATAGTACTTCAGGTACAATTATGTTCGCTCCATGCCCAGATAAAACATACAGTTTTCAAGTGAATTTTTCAAAAAGACCCCCTGGTTTGACAGGAAGCAATACAACCACTTATTTAAGTGTTAATTTCCCAAATGGACTCCTATACGCCTGTTTGGTGGAAGCTTTTGGATATTTAAAAGGTCCAACGGATATGTTGACTTATTACGAACAAAGATATAATAATGAGATTGAAAAGTTCGCAATGGAACAAATAGGTCGAAGAAGAAGAGACGATTATGATGATGGAACCATTAGATTATATATTGACTCGCCTTCACCTTCAAAGTAAAAGGGATTAGGAGAAAAAAATTATGGCTATAACTTCAGCAGTAT